ATTCCTCCTATTCATTTATGTCTCCTTTTATCACCATAGATAATATCGTTACTGGTAATGGATCACTATTCTTGTATAATGTTTTTGTAGCGTCTCTCCATCCACCTTTAGGTCTTATCCTTTTAGCGCCAGTAAAGGCTGGTATACCTTCACCCATATTATCATCACCTTCTCTAAATATAATATCTGCTAGACTAGAACTATCGTAACCACCTTGACCACTACTAGTTTCAAAGAAGTCTATATATACATCTATTACTTTACTTCTAGCTCCAAAGGCTGTACCTAATCCACTAGCAAAATCTATGTCAGATGTCTCTACTTCTTTATCATACCCTAACCCTATACCTATATAGTTGTACTCTGCGTCTAATGTTGCAGTTCCACTTGCTATTGTTACATCGGCTATAACACCGCCATTAGCTAATACCTTAACTGTCTCTCCTTCTAGGTAGTCTAAACCACTTATACTGTTTACACTTAAGTTCCATGATCCTGAAGCTATTGCTGATGTATCAGCGAAATCACTTAGTATCTCACATATTACATTACTTGTATCTGTAAAAGTGTCTATCCTAGCTTTAGCACCATTACTTTCTATAAATCTCCCTACATCGGTAGAAGCAAATACTGCTGAACCTGATGTAAATGTTACGGTTGTTCCAGATGTTGCACCTGGTGTAAGTGTAGCCGCTGGTTTATCCCCAGTATGTTGTGTATGACAGTCAGAGAATATACAAGTATTTACTGATCTATTTCTAAACTGTAAATCTAAGTGTTCTATAAATCTTCTAGTAACACCATCTATAGTCCTTTTAACTGTTATCCATACTCTGTCTTGTCCGTCTGTAGGTATAACCCCAATAGACTCTACTGACATTGATGTACCTCCAAAGATATTGTTAGTCCATGCTACTACACCTTGATCCTTATCATAGGTTGCTGTAGCTACTTCACCATCATCTTTTACGCACCAAGCTATAGGCCAAGGTTCTTCTTGCCATGCTGTACGAATTACGCCTAAATCTGTTGCGTCTCCTTTATCTCCTAGTATGTCTTCACTCAAGACCGTTATATCTGGGGCTATTAAACTGTCTACGTCAAAACTGTAAATAAGCTCTCTCATCTTCTTACCAGTTCTTTGTAAGAATAATGTAGAGTTACCTATTGAAACAGGTTTAACTTCTTTACATTTAATTGTGTTCTCTACGTTAGCAACTGCGTTAGTCGGTGTTAAAGCTTGATTCGTGGATCCACCCCATAAGGATTGTATACCACCTTCTGTACCTATACGTAACCTTCTTGCTCCACCTGCTACCCATCTAATATCGTTTACTTCTCCTGCCGCTACAGTATACTCGATACCATTTGCATCATCTGTACCAGGAACAAAACTTATAAAGTTATCTGTCTCTGATCCGTAAACTACTTCACCTTTCGTAAGTATCAGTCTTTGTTGATAGTATGTACATTTCTCTGCATGACCTGTAGTATCAGAAAATACCCCTAATCTCCATCTTACTGTAGCTGTAGTTACCGCTGCATCTTCGCCCATAATAGTAGCTGTTACTATTGTTGTACTCGTGTGACCAGTAATCTCTAACCAAGTAAAATCTGTACCATCATGCCACCTAATAAGTCTACCTACATCTGTAGTTTGGAAACCATCTCCATCGTTAATACCTGTAACAGCACTTGCAGTCACTGATACTGAACCTGTGGTTCCACCCAAAGTTAGCGTTGTATCTGTTGTGTTTTCTGTTAAGTAAGGACCATCTTCTAAGTCTTTAGTAGCTAATGCCCAACTCGTATCTGATGTACGAACTAAATCTCTTATCTCGTAATCTGGGTGTGTTAGTGTAATAGTATCTCCAGATTGTGTCCAATCTATTTTAGATAGATCCGCTGTAGCGTATGGTGTGGTTATCTCGTATATCTCGTTAATTACTCCTCCTGAACTATAAGCTGTAAAGGATGTACTATCTATATTTGTACCATCTCTATCCTGTAACTCAAATGTGTTAGCACCAGTATTAACGTTTGCTACTGTATAATATAATCTGCTATCATTTACCTCTGTCATACCCACTACTTCTGTAATAAAGATTTGATCCCCATTAGCAAAGTTATCTGCTCCAGAATATGTTACTACTGCTGGATTAGCTTGTGTTATGCCTGTAATACTTTGATCAGCATTTAGAACTAGCCCAGAATCTTTATATACTCTCATATATAAGTTACCGAACTCTAACATATAAGCATCTGTTGCGCTAAACTTAAAAGGTATTAACTCAGACGCTGCTGAGCTATCCTTTGTTTCTGCTATAAACTTTGATCCAGTTCTTGCTGTAACTCCTCCTTGAGTCATTACTTGAACATTCTTTAGTGTTTTGGCTCCATTCTTATATCTATCGAAATCTGATCTCTTAGATACTAAAGGTGAGAGCTGACCCGAGGTAAAGTTATTTTGTAAAAATTTAAACTTTCTTCCCATCTATTTCCAAAATCCATTTTTAAAATCTGTTGGCCCTGTAGATATAACCTTATCTGGTGTACCTTCTTGACCGTCTCTTCTTTTTGCTTCTCTGTGTTTATCTGAGAACTCAGCGAATAATCTTTGTGTTCTAGTCTCATCACTTGCAATTACATCACACATTTCTGCTGCTAATCTTGTTGCAATAGTTTCTACGAATAAAGGAGGAAATAGACTTGTGTCTGTTACCTTTTTAATGTAGATTAAATTTACTGAACTAGAGTCTGTTAATAACTTGTCTCCTTCCACTTTAAAAGTGTTATCATCATTGTAGAGCTTCCATACTCTTAAACAATCTGCTGGTAATAAGAACTGATTATTAAACTCAAAGGGGGGACTAGTTGCATCTTGGGAGAGTGCTGCTCTACCCATTGCAAAGTTCCAGGGATGACCCGAAAGTAAATGATCTCTAGTATGTTCGTAAAATAATTCACATTGTTCACCTTCTCTCCCGTCTTCTCCTATAGCTGAAATCCTATTCTCGCTACCTATTTTTGATAATGCTAGGTTACATATTCCTACGTCTGTTGTCATCTTTATTTATGTTTTATTATTGTTTCTATTACTACTGTTGATGCATTAGCACTACTTCTTCCAAACTTTAAATATAATAAACCTTCTGAAGTTAAATCTGTCAATACTATATCGCAATCTGCGGATACATTCTCTATTTTAACCCTTTCCCCTGTAGAATCACATAAGGCTTTATATGACCCTCCGTCAAAAGAATGGAACACTTCTAAATCGTCTCCATGTTTCCAGCCTCTACCTATTCTCAAAGTTTCTAAAGTTCCTCCATTCAAAAATATTTCACTAGATAAGAAATTATTTTCTGAGAAACTTATTGTTTGACTTTTATCTATATATCTTCTTCTGTTACTCATTATTTACCACTTTATTCCGTATCCTACTATATTAAAAGAATCTACTCCTGTTACATCATCTTTAACTGTGAATACTAATTCGTCTGTACTCCCTGCTCGTAATCGTATACCATACGCTAATCCAAAAATAGACGCTAAATCTAAAACGGGCGTATACCCTTCAGAAGTTCCACTTACATTACTTGCTCTGAAAGCTCCTGCACCATCTCCAAAACCCGGATTACCTCCTGCTAATCTGACAAAATCCCAGTTCGTTTGTAAAGTATCTGCTATGGTAATATCTCCTTCCTTTTGAGAAGACCATTTAAAATCTAACCCATTAGTTAACGCTGTAAGATTGCCGAACTTATTTAGAGCTGCACTAGCATCTGCAATTTCTACAGAAATAGTTTTTATATATAGATCTTTTTCTTGATCAGCTTTGATAGAGAATTCTACATTAGTTGTACTACCGTTAACTTTCATGTCATTATCTCCAGAAGCTACACCAGTATCAGTAAAATATTGCCTGAAAGGTAAAGCATTTTCTACCTCACCTTTGGGAGGATGAGGATGTACTACTACTGAAGCCTCTCCTTCACCGTTAATCCTTAGTGTATTACCTTTTCCGTCTCCGTCTAGGAGAAATGTTCTAATAGTCATCTATAGATCCGATCCTTGTGGATCTTTAAGGTGACAAATAATCGCTGCATAGTAGTTTGCTGTACCGCTTGAAACATTTGCAGTTAGATCAATCGCCATGCTTGATCCTTTAGGTAAGATAAAATCTATCGAATAAAAAGAACGT